TCTCGTATTTGAGACTTTACCAACGGCACTATCTACACTTCTAAAATGGTCTTTGAAGAATGTATTTAAACGGTCTACAGTAGCACCGTTAACATCAAGTATTTCATTGTAATACTCTCCTGAACCCCAATCAAAACGCTTACCTGCGTTATTATCACTAACAAACACAAATGAAAGTGTGTTATCAGCGTTATTGTCTTCACGACTAACACTAACACTAACTGCACGTGTTTGTGAAGTGTTTTTTAACGCTTCTCTTTTTTGCTCTTTATTTAATGGCATTATTTCTTCCCCTTTGCATCATTAGATGATCCTTTGCATCATTAGATGATTCACCGCCTGAGAGTTGTTCATCTAAATCTTCTTTTCCACTATCATCACCCTGTTCTTCAGGGATGAGAGTGTAATCAGGTAGTTTATATTTCTCTTTAAGCTCAATCTCTTTTGCTTTTTTCTTCAAGATTTCTTCATAGTCTTCGCCCATAGAGTTTGCAACATCTGTTTCACAAGTAAGAGAGTTTGCAACATCTGTTTCACAAGTAAGATTGTTTCTAATCTTCTTCTCAATAGCTGTAATCTCTTTAAGAGGGTCAACTAAATCACGTTTTGGCATAATCCACTTAGGTTTTACCCACTTAAAAGGGTCTTTTTCAAACCCATTTGCCTTGATTCTACCTAATAAAATCTCTGTTTCAAGCCATGTACGGTACACATCGTTTAAGATATAATCAACTAAATGTGTCTGTTCAAAGTCAAAACGCTTAAAATCTTGCAATAAAGAGGCTCTTGATGAGGCAAAATTCACCTTAGAATAGTCTCTAAACGTCAATTCATACGATATTTTACGTGCTGTAGCCATCAAACGAATGGTACTCTCACTAAATTGCACATAATCGGTAGCAACTGAGTCAGGGTCAAGTTTACTAACCTTTTCACCTTGTCGCATATATAATACACTAACGCCATTGATGGATTGTATGCGTTCATCCTTACCGCTAGAATCATCTACATCTACCCCATAAGGACTACCGCTTGTCTGACTGTTTTCAACAGAATAAGCTATGTTTGCTCTAGCTCTAGCTCCTTGAATAGATGCTGTTTGAAAAGCTGAGAAATTCTTTATATCTACAATCGCTTGTTTGTACTCAGACAAACCTCTACGTTGTGTAGCACGTTCAGCTAAGAAGTAATTTATAATATAATCACCCTTAATACTAAACTTATTGTTGTTAGCATCTAAGAAATGATACTTTATAGGTCTACCTGTATTATCTGTCTCTATTCCACCATCTTGTCTACCTGCATCTAAAGCATCTGCTTCAATCATTTGTAACTTAAGACCCTCTTTAGTAACACGTTTATAGATAAATATCTCACCATCTACCATACGAGCCTTCAAAGTCATACGCTGTATTGTAGAGAATGTGAGAAGACCTGCACTATCGCATAGTTTAGGGTTACTTGACCAAGCTTTAAAACGTTCTTCAACGTCTCCATCGAATTTAGTCTTACCTGTTATAGATTGCATCGTTATGCCATTACCTATAACGTTATTGATAATGGCGTTATCAATATTATCCATAATAGGGTTGTTTCCTGAAAGCCACCTAGCTCTAGCACGTAATCTATCTCTATCAGATATAGCAGTAGTCTCAAAGTCACTGTTAGCGTTCCAAAAATCAGAGTTAGCTTTAGTTATTTTTCCGCCTTCGTAGAAATTCCTTTGAGCGACATTTGCAATAAAGCCTCTACTTATCCATTTTGATAATTCAAGTATTGGATTAAACATTTAAACTCTCCGTAGGTAAAGTGTCATTCTTCTTTAGATTGCAAGTTTTACAACTCCACACTACATTATCTATAATGTGTGTACCGCCTTTACTAATTGGAACATAATGGTCTAAGTGTACTTCAAAAGGAGTATTATATTTTAACTCGCAACCACAGTAATAACATTTGTTATCTTGTAACTGTTTTAACCTATCCAAAGAAGTGTGTGTGATTGAACCATCCTCTGTGGTTCTTGTTAAAGCTCTCCGTTTTGAATTATGTAAGCGACTAACTTTACGACCTTTTTCAGTCTTACTATATTTACCCATACGTTCTTTTACTTTATCTGAGTTTTCAGCATAATAATTATCAATTCTAACTTTATATTTTACATTATATTCTTTTATTTTTTCAGGGTTATTTTTTCGCCACTCACGTTGTTGTTGTAACTCACGTTCTTTATTTTTAGCTTTATATATTCTTTTTTCAATTTTACGGCAGAGTTTACATTGACCTTTGTATGCATCTTTTAAATTAGACGCTTTACCGAAATCAGAAAAAGGTTTTTCTATCTTACATAAAGTACAAATTTTACTCATTCTGAAGCCCCAAAACTAACTTGTGCTGAACCATGAGTTGTAGTTTGACCTGCGATAACATCGCCTTCATTTTCATATCTTCTTGTCAGATATAATTCTCGTTTGTGTAGCCATTCAAGGTCTGCTCTTTGAACCATGCGACCATTGATTTCGTAGCGTTGATTGTTCTGAACTGTAGAGATAGCCTCTTGAACATCTTGTAGTTGTGCACCCCAAGTTTTTAGTACAACTGCCATAATTATAACTGTTTGTTAGAAGTATATCATAAAAAAACAGTAAATGATAATCCTTATCATAAAGTTTAACTTTAAGTTAAACAAAAGGTTAAACTTGTTAAACTGCTGTTATAAATTAATTAGGAGATATATTATGGAATTTTCAGTAAGAGCAAAAACGATAAAACAAAACCATCCACATGAAGAAGTGGGGTTAGAAAAGATTGGTGATTTTTGGTACGCTATTGGTAATTTAAGACTAGTGATACAAAAAAAGACTAAAAACAGAGAATTTAAACGCTACTTCATAGAAACAGAAGCGGACATGTATAACAACCACGAAATTGAATATGACACTAGAGCTATTCACTTTGAAGATATGATAGACTCAGAGGGTACTGAGATATTTGCTAGTTTAAGTGAAGATGGTAAAGGTGGGGACATTGTTGATATGGGATATAACTTCATAAGAACAACGATGAAAGTCGACGTAAGCCTATTTCAATATTCTTTTAAAAAAGCAAAAGTAACAGGAATGCAGGGGTAAAGATAGAGTTCACGCTTCAATGAAAGGAAACTCCCTGAAAATTCTAATGTCACTGCTAGAGAGCAAACAAAAAATTAAGCGTGAGTTGTGTTTTTAACTAAGGAATAATTATGTCTAAAAGAACTAGAACTACATGTCAACAAAGAAGATTGCAAAACAGCTTTAATATAAGAATGAAGGTTAGAGTAATTAGTAATTGTGATGCAGAGATATTAAATATACGTCAAGCACAGATACGTGGTGCTATAGGTTCACCACATCTACTAAATTGTGCTATGCAAGGGACAAATGATGCTTTCAGAAAAGCAATTAAAGTAATGCTTGATTTTTCTAAAGCTTTAAATATGGGAATAAAAAGTTAAAACTCATCTAAATGGGATGACTGTTCTTCATAATGTTGTTTAACTTTAGAGGTGTGTTTGATAAGTTCTGCTTCTCCAACATATATAACAGGTCTAGGTAGGTGGTTTACGTTTATCTCCATAATAGCAAGTACAGCTATAGCGTAAACTCTACAGTCTAGTGATTCGTTTCGTAACCGTACCTTTATATACTTCCCGTTATCATCCCTCTTCTCAGCAGTCAACATATTGAAATACTTGTCATTGTACACAGGTTTTTTTGGGAAGTGACAAAAATTTGCACCTTCTTCAGTTATCCCTAAATTGGCATAAAAATCATCCTTGATTGATGTAACACCTATAGAGAATAATGTTAGCTCATTTGGTATCATCTGCTTTATTGTCTTATTAGTTATAGGTGCGTTAGATGTATTTGCACCTTTAATTGCAAACACTCTCTGATTGGTTCTAGCTTTACAATAAGTATACATAGCTTTAGTTCTGTGACCACCCGTATCCAAACATGACCCTGATATTTTCATCAGTGAACCATCTACTCTAGCAAACGTCTGACTGAGGTATATATCTAAAGCTTCCTTAGTTTCATCAAACTGTGGGTCACCTGCTATAACTTTATAGTCAATACTCCAAGTCTCACCATTTCTACCATGACCTAAAACCTCAACCTCGAAACGGTCATCTTGTGTATCTATACCTGCCGTTAATATCAATACTGCATTAGGTACTTCACCACCATAAGACTCAACACGGTCATTTGCATTAGTAATATCAACACCATCTAAGTCAGGTAGCCACGCCTGAGCGTTACGTGTATTTTGCCACACCTGCATCAAGCGTGAATCGCCTCTTAACATAAGTCTGTGAGCTTTTATAAACTCTGTAGCTATCTCATTCCAACCTAACCAACCTACAGGTGAATAGAATGAAGTTAATTTGTAGCCTTTATGTATATGACCTTCATTTCTAGGTTGCCATTTTGCTCCATTTACTTCAGCCATCATCCTTCTAAAGCTCCTTTTTTATTGGTCGTATAGTGCATAAAGTCCCAATGTAAAGGGAATAGTGTATTACATTCAGTGCAAGGTACATCATACTCTCTTTGGTCTGAGTCCTCAAACTCTGTTTCAATATTAGATTGACCTGATATAGTGGGGGTTGAGTTTATGTATATCTTCTTATTGGCAAAAGCATCTGCACGAGCCTTACCAAGTTCCATAACATCACCCTCACCAAATGAACCAAAACCATCACAGTCATCTAGGATAACTACACGTGCAGAGAATGAACGAAATGATGCTGTAGATTGTGACCAACCAAAGCTAAGGTTTCCACCTGCTACAGCTTTAGAGAATGTTTCACCTATGTCATCTTTAGATTTACCGCCTGTTATCTTTTTAGCAAGGTGTGGAATTGCTCTGAGTGATGGGGTAATTCTACGTTTACTTGTGCCTTTTGCAAGTGTTTCGGTTGGCAGGATATAGAGAATCGGACAAGGGTAAAAATCAAGATAGCACATAGCAATATTATCTGCAATAGAAGAGAATCCAAGTTGAGTCCCTTTAATAACTTTAACCTGTTGAGTTGGTGATGTGGGAGATAATTCATCCATTATCTCCTTTAGATATGGTGTTCTATCTGTACGCCAAAGACCTGCCTCTGCACTTGATTCAGAAGTTAATACACGATACTTATCAGACCACTCTGTTACCGTCAAACGTGCATCAGGTTTGAACCCTAGATTAATGCCATGTATGATGGGGTTATTTGACATCAAAACTATCCGCACTAAATCCATCTAACAATATATTAATCTCTTTGTATAAAAGTTCCTTAATAGTATGTGGTTCATTGATTGTAGCTAACTCGTTAGAGAGTCTTTCAGGAATAGTTAGTAGTTTATCCCGTATAACCCTACTTGCATTAAATGCTGTATTTTCCATGTCGGACTTCAGTACATGTAAACCCTGCTTTGTATCAAAGTCAAACTTTTTTGTTCTAGTGTCATATATGGTCTTTAAGATATTGGCATCAGTGAGTGTGGGTTTCTTCTTTAAGCGGTCTTCAATCGTCTTAATATAATCCTCTTTACTTTGTCCCTCTTCAGGGTCGGGTATGTTTTCAAGGTTAGAGTTTTCTTTTTGTTTAGGTTTGCCATATCCACCTAAAAATAAAGCTTCTTTTACTTCTTCATAGATGAACATTTTTCTATTTTTCACACCTACTTTATCTGCTATAGGTATCTTACCATTTGTGACAAGTTCTGCAAAGGATGTTTTGGTTATAGTCATATCACCATTGGCTATTAAAAGTTTCCTAACTTCAGAAGCCCTTAACAAGTTATCCATTTGAACCCCCCTGCTCTATCAATATTAGGTCGCTCTTTATTGCACGCATTAGATATTGCTCCTGAAGATATACCTGTTTGCCTTGATGCTTCTGACATTGATTTGTATGTCTTCACAAGCTCACCTGTTAATTTGTATTGACTAACTGACTTAGAGGCTCGTACACCATTATCTGAAACCCCTCTGATATGATTATATCTCCATATTGTTAAATTTATATTATCAAAGCTGTAAGGTTTGTTATCTTTTTTTCTATCCAAACTAGGTCTTAACATTGTATCATAGTTTGAATTCACCCAAGTAGTGTATATCTCTTCAAAATCTGAGTGTTCTAATATCCATTTAGATAATTGTGCTTGTGTATATTTAGGTTGAGGATGGTTACGTCTACGTGAACTTTTCTTTTGGTCATTATATATTGCACCAATTAAACCTTTACGTGTATGTGTGTAAGGTTTGTGTCCTTTTGTTCGTTTACTAAATTTAGTTAACCGTATATTATTTAAAGTCCAATCAAAATCAGTATCTACCTTTGATATACTAGGTCTTTTAGCTTTATCATAATTTGAATTAAACCACTTTTTATATAGCTTCTCGTATTTAGTTGTACTTAACCAATTTGTAAATTCTTTAAAGCTTATTGTTTTCTTACTCTTTAATGTCACATATAATGTTCTAGGGAAACGGTGAGGTTTAAAAGGTGCAACACTTAAGCATGACTTGCACTGAGAACAATAACCTGTAGAGCTATTTATGTTTATTGAAAATGAATTAGATGGTAAGTTTTTAAAACAACCTGTACATTCTATTTTCATAAAAACCCCTTATTTAAGGGTGTAGTATATCTAAAAACTTTTTTGTTTGTCAAGCACCTTTGCAAAGGGAGGCTTCAAAAATTTTTTGTTTTCAAGCAAGAATCGGGACTCGTCTC